TGACGTTGGCATAATCGATAGCGACACCGAGTGTACCCCCGTGTGGAACGTAGCCTGAGCCACGCGTCTCGGGTTCACGGGTTTTATACACACCCTCACCCTGTGGAGCTATTCGCTGGAGTGGTGCGGTAAGATATTGCACCGGTTCTCCCATCGGCGGCACCGGTTCTCCCAGTACAGGTTCTCCCATCGGCACTTCGGGAACAGGTTGTCCCATCGGCAATTCGGGTCTGTGGGTAATAGCAGGCGGTGCTGATTCCCTACGAAATGCCCCTGTTACCCGGTTCCAAACCCTTTGCATACCCCCCACCACATAAGGAGCCGCCGTTGCCGCACCACGTCCCGCCGCCTCCGCGCCCGACGCCACATAAGGAGCCGCCGCTATCGCACCACGCCCAAGATTTGCTGCAGCTCCACCCCCCAACATTGCAGTGTCGTGAAGCATTTGGCCAGTGATTGGAGGCACCAAGTTGTAAGCTGCCTGACCACCAGCGAAAATTCTTCTAAGGATCAATTCCAGGAGACTTGGCCCGCCTTGCGTTGGGACCGATTCAGGGTAACCTGGAAGCACCTCAGGGAAGGCGAGCGGGTAATTGGAACCCCCAGTGGCGGGCGACGTGACCAGGTCAAAAAGAGTAGATCCTGCACCCATCGCCGCGTCCATCGCCACTGGTGCCGCCGTCGTCGCAAACATCGCCGCCCTCGCCGCCGCCCTCGTCGCCGCCCGCACTGCCCTCGCGCTCTCGGCAATTGGCGCAGGATTCGATCGCCTGCTGGCCACCCGAGCACCAATTGTGTGATCAGGCATTTACCACGCATTAGATTTAAAGATCCGTGGCGGGCGCCTTGAATGGAGTCTTCATCTTCTCCAATGCTGCCATAGTAGCAGCATCGCCCGAGTTCGCAGCATGCACAGTGTAGACGAGAGTGGCCACGGTCGTGATCAAACGGACCTCGGGGCTCATATACATATTGATGCCATACTTGATCACCAGTTCGTCGAGAACTGGTTGTATCTCCTTTGTGTTGTCGCGCGCCACGCTAGACAGACCAGTTAGGTTCAAGTTGAGCGGGTTGAAGTGATGTGCCGTGATGTGCTCGAGCCCGGCCATGCTTGCAACAAAGATGGTTGTCGCGAAATTCCCATCCTTACTGCCACCGAGCTGCATCTCCACGTAGTGCAGCTCGTCCTCAATTTCCTCAACGGTCGACTTGCCGGTAATCTTGTTCCGCGACTTCAAGTCAGGAAAGCGTTCCTTGTACTGGCCGAGTTTGTCTAGCATAGCTGAGCGGTCCTTCACTTCTACGTGGGGCGGGGGGGCTGTTTGTGGTGCTGAAGCTTGTGAGCGGCCGCTGCCGAGGCGTTCCTCCTTCTTTGCGAGTCGCTCTTCTTTTTTCGACTCGTTCTCTGCTCGCATCGCAGCTGCCTGGCTATTCGGTGCCTTCCTACGCTCCGCCACCGCCTTGTCAATAGCCTCACTCTCCAACCCCGACATCATCATTGGGTCACTCATCCTTCACACTAACCGTTTCAGAAAAGAGTGCGAGATAACGCCAAAACTTGTCGTGTAGAGTCGCATCTTCTTGCACGAATGCAATCGTGGGCTTGAGCTCCTCTGGTGTATCTTTATCGTTTAGTAATCCCTCGAAGTTGCGTGTCTTTATGTTCTCCCCGTGTAACAGTGCTAAATTTTGTGCAAAAGCAACGACCTGCAGGCTGTGCAGTGTGCCCAGGTCGTAATCGTTCGTGTGCCCCGCGTTTTGCAGCCACTTCGACATATTGCACGCCTTCTCTTTCAAGAACTCGCCAACGGTAGTAAATTCGTGCTTATCTACGCTCATTTATGTGAACAGATACACGGCCCCTCCCACTAGCAGGGGTGTTAGAAGAAAGTGCTTGTCAGTGGCGTCCGGTGCCATGCTTAGAGACACGTGTGGACGCATCGTGCCATCCGGTCGAAATGCGCCGCGGGGGTGTTTAAGTGCATATGCCGCGGCGCCGGTGAGAACAGCCGCGGTTGTCGCACGTGAAAATGGCGTTGCGAGGCCCATGGAAACAAACATACCGCGCCAGCCCTCGATGACAGCCTGCTCGTTCATGGCACTACACATACTTCAGAAAGAGTCAAGCTCCCGTCATACCCGAACCATCGTAATCCGCACCCGACTGCCTGTCTACATTGAGGTTCATCACGTGGCGAGCCATCGTATTCAGGTCACGACCACCACCGAGCGGCTGCCCGCCATCCGACTGCGTCCAGTCCGTGCGACGAGCGGGGCGTGGGCCTGAAGTCGCACTAGCGAACGGCAGCTGCACCCCCGGCTGGTGCTTCTGGTGCGACTGGAAGGGCGACAGCCAACCCGTGCGGTAAGATGCGTCCTTCGTCTTGCGCCGCGTGAGCTCCGGACCGCTAATCTTGTTTTGATCACAAAGGTAGAGGAAGTGCAGATCATCGAACGTGTTCACGCCCCAATTTTGGATCATCTGCTTCCGCACCGCGTAATCGTAATCATCATGAACTTGCGCCACACGTCGATGAACAAATTCCGGGTAGACTTCCATCAACCATTTGAGGTTGCCGGGTTTGCGAACGTCAATGAGTGTATTAATGTAGCGATCGAAGTCCGCAAGCTCGCTCTGTCGCTGCATCGCCTGCAAGTAATCGACCTCATCGTCGCGGATGGGATCGGGCCTGGGAACACTGCTCGACGCATCGCTCTGGGCCGCGTTGCGAATTGCGGCGCGCGCGACCATGCGATCCTTCATTTCATTAGGCACGGCATACTTACTCGCCTGCATGCCAGAATAGTTATACCACTCGGGCGCACCTGCGGGTCGTGTCATATCGGCGCCACCGGTAGGAGCAGCATTCTTTTGGCGCTCAGCCATCTCAAACTGATGCAGCCTTCCCGCAGTGCCGTGAATGTCGCCCACACCTGCGCCGCCAGATGCGGAGTTGTACAGTGACATCGCACTAGCCCCTTGAGTTTCAGCCATACCGGAGCCCATAGGTGCCATTTGTCTGTTTAAACGATCAGAAAGATTGTTCAATCTTGAGACACAAGCATCTCAAGCTCTAGGTGGATTCTCCCGGGGTGAGCCGGGTCACCTTTGCGATCCTGGATACTAAAAGTGAGGTCTCGAATGTCGCGCCGGGGCTGCGGAAAGATCTTACGCATAAGCCCGTTCTTACTATCGCTGCGGTCGTAAACCTGTAGGGCACCCTGCGAGCGGTCCGCTGTTCCCTGCACACACAGTGTGGCAAATGCGTGGTTGAGCCCCCGGAGATTGGAGATCACGTCGCCGGACAATTCCTTGATGTGCAGCGCGAGCCAATCGTCCTTCAGATAGTCGTGGTGGTTCTGAAAGCCCGCGTCGCGTTTGTCGTCGAGCGAGAAGCTCACAAGCTTGATTTCGTGTATGCAACGGATGTCGTTAGGAAGACGCACCTTGAATTCACTGAGCGGCCGAGTCGCTCTGTACAGCGGATACCACCGATTCTCGTTTGCCTTGTGTGAGATACCGAAGCCGTTGATTACGAAATCACGATCCCTCATTGAAAGGTAATCAAGTGCTGGAACTGCTGTAGAGTGGTTGAGGTGCGCCAGCAAACTGTGCGAGGACGGCGACGTGGCATTAATCGCAACATTCAGCCTGTACGCGTACCAGACGCCCGTATGTCCGAGGTCAGTTACATTCTTTGGGTCGCCCTTCTCCATTTTAGTGGAAAGAACTTGAGTTGAGAACCCAGAGACCGCTGAACTACCTTCCCTCTTGACAGCCGGTTCGGCCTCGACTAAAAATCTGTAAAACCCATCGGTTCCAGTGAAATTAGCGCTCATGGTGATGGTGCTTCCGACAAAATTACTAACCGTAGTGCCCGCTGGTATATTGTGGCCCCTCGTGTCCTCGCCGTTGAGTCCACGTGCATCGTCTGCGCGCGGAAACCGTATGATATTGCCAATTGGAGTCGGAGTTAGTGCATTGAAGGCACCTGCGTTTTGTATATCCGTAACGCTGACAGAGCTATTCGTGAATTTGCCATACATAACATGGAAGCCAGATATGGCTGGCACTTGTAGCGCCCGGAGCGTAACCTGGATGAAACAGTCAATGCCAGCGATTTTGACGACGTCGCCGTCATTGTATTCGTTACCACCAGTGTCGATGCACTCTGTGATCGCGTTTATACTGCCACTATCGACCGTGTATGAGACCAGCAAGCCCGTACCTGTGCCACCGGTAGTCGCCACGTTACTGCCCGCGGCGATAGTACCGCTTTGGTGTATGACTGTGGCGCTCGTAACTGGCACTTTCACATCGAGGCCATTATCATCCCACTCGCGCACTCTCAGCGGCACCGTCATGAGGGTCTGGTCGTTGCCGGTGCCGACCTTTACGTGATTCCTCAAAGCGGTGATCGCTCGCCTCTCGACGATTGTGCCATAATCAGTGTAGCCACCGTCTGCGTAATTGCCGACCCTCACGAGATCGCCCACGTCGAGGTCCTGAGCAGGAACATTGCTCATCGACCACGTTACCCAATTGGTTGAGGCATTTTCCACGCAGGCGACATTTGGAGCCTCCTTGTCGATACTGACTGACCAGACCGGCCCGACGAACGTATCGTCGAAGGTGCCCTGGCTGTATTCAGGGACGTTGGATACTGAGACCTTCCTCGTCGTGAGCATTTGAGATACGCTTGGAAGATTTGACATGTAATTCTAATCTGCTGCATAGGCAATGGGCCAGAAGTGCACAAAGTATGCGATTGACGTCATCCCGGATGAAGAAGTCATGCTCGACCTCGTCAGTTGCATAAGCGCATTCGAAATGAAGCTGAAGAAGGGCGAGCAGCTTACCCGCGCACAGGAGGTTGAGAAGGGTAAGGTGTTACGGGTGGTGCGCGAGATGAAACGGTTACAAAAGTTTGGGGCGGACAAGGAGAGTCTCAGACCGAGAAGGCAAGCACTGGACGAGTGAATTTTCCAAGCAGTTCAGAAAGCGCGCACATGCAATGGCAGCAGCAGCTGTTTATGAAAACCAGGCTGAGATTGATGCTGCTTTTGCTGTCGTTGATGAATACCTTGCTAAGGATAATGAGGCGTGTTCAAACAAGGCTTGCAGCAATTGTGGCGGTGTTGTATTCTCAAGATCCGCCAACATGGGCCACGTCATCCAATACTGCAATGTGTGCGACACATGCGGATGTGTCGCGGCGGGCGGCTTTGGGCAAGTGGATGAGGTCTTCTACTCGTCGCATCGGACTTCCTCCAATTATAAACGAATTCATCAGTGCGCTCGACCCCACCTCCGCCCCTTGCACTGCACCCGTGCTCACACAGAGCCCCTGCGCAGTTGGCACGAACGGCAATCGCAACTGTTGCTCTGCGAATCGCGAATCCCGCCAGAGCACTTTCTCCAAATTGCAGAGCGCATCTGCGATGGCACAGTCACCATTCTCAACAAAGACGTTATCCGCGGAGTCTTGCGATCTCTGAACTACCAGTTATACATTGAGAAGTGGTTGCAAATCATCCAAAGAATCACACTGATCGAACCTCCTAAGCCGGGTGCAATGCTCTTACAGGCACTCGATGACTACTTCCAAGAGCTCCAAACACCCTTCGCGAACTTCAAGGCCGCTGGCAGAAAGAACTTTCTTAATTACAACTACGTGTTCTCGAGGCTCTTCGCGAAATTGGGCACGCCACAGTTTTCAATGTTCTTCCCGCTGATCAAGAGTCGGGCCAAGTTGCGAGCATTGGATGAAACTTGGGAGGAGATGGCGACGGCACTGGGTTGGGAGATCACGCCGCTTGAACTCGTCGCGCCATTTGCTGTGAAGATCGAGCAACCTGAAGAGCAACTACGTCGGATAAGAGAGCAAGTCGCCTTTGAAGCATCGGCTGGCTCGCAAACAAAGCCTGACAAAACGGGATTCCAAAGGTGGGATCTGAGGCTTCTCCGCGAATTAGAGGCACACAAACAGCGAGTGCAGCGCCGTTCATCCCAACCTGAACTAGTGATTCAAACACCTGCGTCGTCAAAGAGGAAGTTTCCGTCGGCTGTGGGAGCAGAGCCTCGACGGTTGCTCCGATCCCGACCCCGGCGATAACCTGTGTGACGCTCATTTGGATAGCACGCGACGTCATTGTGTTAATTCGTTAGAAGATTTACACAAATTGGTCCCATGGCCTTGGCATGAAGTCCTTCACACTTAAGAGTTGCTGAGCCGACGCGGGGCCTTCCTTAGCCGGTACTTTGATGTCGGAGCCGAGAGCGGATTCCCAGTACTCCTTCGAGCCCATCTGAAATGGCTTAATCTCGTGTGCCTTCCACCAAGACATCATTTCGAGGGGGTCTATGTGTGTCTCCGGGCAGGTGTTAATTATTAAAGTTTCGTTGTCTTCCGTGTATGCATCCACCATCCGATTGAACGCATCGCGCGTGAGAAAGTCTCCGAAATCCTCCCACAACGCTTCCCGCTGCCTCCCCTGAATCGTCTTCATAATCAGGATGTAATCTGTATTACCCCTTAGGACCGGTGTGATTGCCTTTGCGTATTGCGTCGTAATCATTACGAATAGCTTATAATGACGCCCCGCGACGAACAACTCCATCAGATTTTCGTCGTATTTGAGCCTGCTGTCGCTAATTACGTCATCGAGCAAGATGAAGAAGGGTGCCTTCGCGTCCTTCTCCTCATCGGTCAAGTTCTTGTCGCCAATGATCGCTTTCTGGCGCTTGAACACAGCATCCAGGATCTCTGGCTCGTAGCGTTTGAAGATGTACTTCTCAGGGACGTAATCTCTCCAAAACATATTCAGTTCATCGGTTTGGCTGATTACGATTCCCGCTGGTATCTTGTCGCGCATGGTCCATAGAATGTGCCGGAAGGCCCACGACTTCCCCGTCCGGCGTTTACCGCAAGCCACGACCGTTGAGTCAATCTTGATCTGGTCCGGGTCAAACTCGGGTAAACACGGCAGCTCGATCTCCGCATACTTATCACTAGCAAGTACGGGCATGGAAGCGTGTGCGCCGTAGGTTTTCTTTGGCGCGTTGTCAGCAGGGCACTTATTAGTACCCTCCTTGTAACTGACCCCACAGTCGTTCTTCTTCTTCTCTGCCTTCCCTTTGTCGGCATCAGCTGCTTCCGAACTGGTCGGTGGCATTGTACGTGTCACCAATCGGCTCAGAAAGATCCACATAGTCCCGGCCAAAGCTCCAATCCGCATTCTTAAAGGCTTCCACCTCCAGCTTTACGGGCACATTCGTGCGCTGACATATCACGGAGACGTCTGTGAAGCCCCAGTGAATGCCAAACTTGTCGCCCCCAACACCTGTATACACGAGGTTGGCGTAGATGGTGGCCGCTACGATGTCACCCGGTGACACGTGGCCGTTTGGAATCGTGGCACCGCGCATGTCACAAACAATCGGCGTGAATGCCATCTTGCCACCCATACCGTCGTACCGGAACTTGGCGGTGCTGCAGTTCAGTGTGTGTCCGTTCAGCGCCCCGGACAGTTTGTCATACTTGGGCCGCACGCTCCGAATCTGCAACATCTTCACCTCCTCCGTGCTAAGGTTCCTGCGACCGAGCACTTTCAGCTGGTTATCAGTCACAAAGTGCAGCAGCGCGTCGTCCACCTCCTCTAGCTTCTTGCGGAACGCGTTGAACTCCTCGTTTGGCGCGTCGTTGATCGCGTAATCCGTGAGGTCTAAGGTGTACTTTGCCTTGGACACGTCCGTAGGCCCCCACATTGTCCCGTAATTGCCGTCGCCACTGCACCTTGGCCACATAGTCACGGCTGGGCTCGACACAAGTGCTACCTCCTGGTTTTGCGGGCCGTAGGTCATCGTAATCGTGGTTTTGCCAATCCTGTCCGTGCCCAGCATGAATTTGACGCTAGCTGCATCGAGCTGCGCATACGGGATGTAGTTTTTTGTTGCCATACTCACCTGTAATACCGATCAGAAATTCCAGTGCGTCGAGTGTCGATGTATGGAGCCTCTTCGAGTATGCCTACACTGGGCATCCACCCCAGCATAGTGTCGCCGCCAATGCCCAGTGTGATGTTGCCCTGCTCTGTTTGTAGAATCTGTTGCGGTCGCGTGTCCGCTGGGTCCGCGTGCACAATTGTTGTCTGCGTATCCTTTGCAAACCACTTTGGCGGTGGCACGTCGCGGCGTCTAACATCGTCCGTGAAAACGCCCATGAAGCGACATTGCGGTTTGTAGGGGACAGTGTAGAAGCCATTGTCAGGAGCTTGCATCAGCGGTTCGGTCGTCCGCCTCACACAATGGCCGAACTTCATCTGTGCCATCTTCGTCTAGACTCCTCTTAGAAGATTGGCTGCTATCGGAGATGTAACTTAAGATATCAGTCGGCGGCCCGTCCCACCTGTTGTGCAATCGCTCCGGTGCCACCTCGTCCCACAGTGTGTAGTGCGTTTGCCTATCTGATTTCTCAATGTACCTCAGTATCATGTCCTTCTCGCCGCGTGCCATTTTAGGGATTTGATCGCACCCTCGCGCCATACATGCGTAGAAGATAGCGTAGCGGTCAAACAAATTCGCCCACAGCTCTGGATCTCTATAGACCCTGTAGATCTTCATTGCTTTAGGAGTCCACGAGACGAAGTCGCACCACTTGCGGTCCAATATCTCAAGTAAACCATTCATTTGGCAGTAGTAGTGGGGTGGGATTTTATCATGCGGGACTTGCTTGAAGTACGGGCATTTAACTTCAATGAGGCCATCCTCTCCCACCAATCCGTCCGGACTACCGCCGAGCCAGGGAATGTCCGGGTGTGTGAAGAATCCCTTGGAGCGCACAATGTTTCCTGTCCGCACCATGTAGTCCTTCACGGCGTTCTTCTCGTTCCTTGTGCCCCACAAACACGCTTCAGGAGGACCGCTAAACGCTTCAATGCCAAGTTGCTCGCGTAGTGATCGCTGGCGCGAGCACCACGGGTTGACACCGGCCGCCGCGCCAAAGTTTGACGCGGTTAGCTTGCCTTTACGCGCGTTGAACCAGGCGGGGGTGCCCTGCTGAGTATCCATCCTCTCAGTGTGAAGTAAGAAAATTTCTTAGCCTCGTTCGAGATGACCTGGGGTTGGAATGATGGCGCGGTTGCGGACTCAAAGAAGATGCAAACGTGGCCAAGATATGAGGCAGAGTATTTGAAACGAGCACTGCAGTCCGAGTATCACAAATACGATACGACTGGCTTGGATGCAGAGCAGCGTCAGGTGTATCTTGACCACGTCACACAAGACTTTAAAGAGGAGGCGGACGAGTGCTTGAAAGCCGAGTTTCGTGAGTGGTTGCAGGGAAATCACGCCGCAAACGATCCTGACGGGCCGCGCATTTACGAGAATGCAGACGGCAAGCCGGTGCGGCGCTGGGTCGTTCGCTCGCCAGAAGCTGAGGATGAAGCGGGATACAGTAAGGTGGGTCACGCTCGCGCAGGCTGGGAACATACTCCTTGGGGTCGTGCCTCGCTGACTGCGCTGCCGGGTGTACGCCAATATCTGCGCGCACAGGCGGAGGCGTCAAACGCGGATGACCTGAAGATGCAGCTGCTGGCGGAGTATGGCCCACAGGATTTGGATGGCGCGTGGCGATACTTCAAGCACTGGGTGAAAGGCCGGCCGCTCTCAGACGCCGTGAAGCTGCCGGCGCGCTTCAATGAAATGGC